GCCCCCACCGCCGCCGCCCCCAAAGCGCGCGGTCCCGGCCGCCCCGCGCCTGCCCGATCCGCCACCCCCGCCACCGCCGATGCCGACGAGCCGACAGAATTGCGCCTGGGCCGGGATGACCGACGAGCCGGAGATCGCGAAGTCGGTGACACTCGGATTGAACACCACATCGGCGGTCCACTTCGAGGTGCCATCCGAGATGAGGCGGGCCGCACGGAAGGGCTGCGCCAGCGTGAAACTCGTCGCGCCGTTGATCGTATCTGCTCCCGCACGCGCGATGATGATCGTATTGGTCCCCGTGACGGTGTTGCTCTCATCCGCGACGAAGAGCATGTAGCCAGCTGGGACGGCATTCGCGGCTGGAAGCGTGGCCGTGCGCGGGGCAGACAAGGTGCCGACTTGCGCGACGTACTTGTCGGTCGCCAGGATGGTGTAGTTCGCATTTGAAAAGGTCGTGCGGCCGATCCCGTCGACCCCAAGCGTCGCCCGTGCCGCTGCCGCGTTCGCGTCGTCAAGCAACGTGCGGGCAAACGCGGTCAGATCCGCCAGCGCCGCCGTGCCACTCCCGGTGAAATACGGGAGCTTGTCGGCTGCCGACGTGAGACCGGCCAGCGCCGCCAGCTCGGCATCTTGCGCCTGGACATCGGTGCCAATGATGAGCCCGGCCAGCGTGCGCAGTGCGGCGGCAGTCGCGGCCTCAAGAAGAGAACGGCCGTAGGCGGTCGTGGTCAGTGTGGCGATCGCGGTCAGGTCCGAGTCGAGTGGCTGATAGACCGTGCCAGCCTCAGCCGGCGTCAGGTACACCGGATGCGGGTCGGCCGCGGCAGCATGCGCATCCAGCTCGGCCTGGGTCGCCATGTCGGCGGCAAAGCCAGGATTGGGGTAGGTGCCGCCGAGTACCCCGCCCGCCGCGCCGGTTGGCGGACCGCCACCGGCTGCCGAGAGCACCCCGCCGGCCGTCGCCGTGATGGTCGAACCGTCGACCTTGACATGGCCAAGCACCGTGGTGCTGGCGACGACTGCCGCGTGTGCGTCGATCAGCACCTGCAGCGCGTTCGGCGTCGCGGTGCTGATCGACTGAATGAACAGCGATTCCAGGGTAACGCTCCCCGCGCCCGTGCTCAGATTGAACTCAAACGCAATCCCGTTCGGCAGCTCGCAGCGGTAGCGGCACGCATCTGCCGCGGCAGCCGGTACGGAGAGCGCCTGGGAGAACGCGCCGTTACTATCCGTCGTCGCCGTGACCCGTTCGGGCGGATAGGTCGCACCGACGACCGCGAAGGGGGAGATAAGCACGAACACCACGCTCGCGCCCACCCAGGCAGTATCGGGCGTGTGGTGCAAAATACCCGTGACGGTGCGTGTCGTTGTCATCGCGTGCCGATCTTCTCTGCAACCCGTTGCAGCGCGCCTTCAAAGTAGCGTTCGATTTCCTGCGTATGCTCCCTGACCACCTGCTCTACCGTCGGCCAGCGTCCCTGGTGCACCGCCGCTTGCCTTTCCCCTTGGACGAATTCCGCGCCCGGCCGCGCATTCCCAATCGACGCTTCAAACCCCGTACTCATGGCCGCGAACTCCGGTCGTGCGGCCGTCCACAGCCGGCCCAGGTTGCCCGTCCGCCGGTAGGTGGAGCCGGGTGGCGGCTCAGGATAGTTCGCCAGGTCCGGGATGAGACTGAGCAGCGCCGCATCAGACGCTTTCTCCAGCTCCGGGCGCACGAGGTCGGGCCAGTCGGCCAGCGCCGAGAGGAGCGAGTCCAGTCCATCGATGGTGATGTCAAATGACACGTTTCCTCGTCTCCCGAACCACCGCCCGGAATATCTTCCCCTCCACCCGGATGGCCAGCACCCGGTACCGCACCCCCTGAAAGTCGAGTATCTCGTGCGCCCGGTGCGCGTGCCGGATCGTCGCATAGTCAGCGGTCCCGTAGGCGCCGGTCAGCACCTGCGTGCGAGCTGGCGGCGGCGCACGAAAGCGCGGCTTGGGCGGCAGATGGACGATGTTGAGCGGGGATCTGAGCTGCTTACGTCGCTGGGCGCCGCTGGGTTTGGGCGGCGTGTCGTCGACGGGCTGCTCTGGTCTATTTTCTGGTATGTTTTCGCTCACAATTCCCCTGGCTCCATCACTTCTGGTGTTACCCAGCACCGATCGCCCGCATGCGCCGGAGGCAGATTCTCGGTATCGTCCATCGGGTACACCTTGCCCGCGCGTTCAAGGCAGATCGGGCAGACCCGTTCATCATTCGCCGTATTCCAGCGCCAGCCCTTTACCACCCCACTGGCCGCATACACCGCATGGTTGCCCTGTGCGTACAATTCCGTCACAGTTGTGACCGCGGCGACATCCGCGCGTGGCCCACTCCACACCCTACCAACCCGCTCAATCAGATCGGTCATCTCTCCACCGCTCTTGACCCAATCCGCCACCACACGACTGACGTGCGCCTGACTGGCCATGGTCGCATCTGCCGCAAACGCTTGTGCGCGCCGCTCCGCCAGACTCAGCACCGATTGATTGACCGTATCCCAGTCCACCCCGATCGGCAGTTGGCTGACCCCGGCCCGCGCCGCTGTCGCGCGTGTCTCATCGAAGAACGGCAACACCGCCGCGTGTAACTGCTGCTGAGACGCCGCCCACGCCTCGCTCCCCACCGTGCCACTGTTCGCTTTCAGTTCTGCCGTGATGCGCGCCGCCTGACCGTCGTAGGCAGCCTGAAAGACCTGCCTCGCTTGTCGCTCGCGCTTCCGGCGTTCACTCGCATCGGGCGGCTCATCGTCCGCTTTCTTGCTCACTCGCTGGAAAGGGCTGCCCGTAGGGGAGGCGCCCGGCGCCGCACTCGGCACAGGCGCCCCCGTAAGCCGCGCGGCTTCCTCCGGGGTGTATCCGGCCGCGATCGCGGCCGACATCACCGTGAGCTGCCCCTGGAAACGTCTCAGCGCCTGGTCCTGGGTTTCGTCTTCCGGCGGTAGTCCCAGCTGCGCCCGCGCTTCGTTTTTGGACACGATCCCGCCATCGATGTGATAGCCGAGGATCGGCTTGTCGGGTGGAGACGCAACATCTTGCGTCTGTACGGTGGTATCCGTTTCGGCGGCAGAGGACGCGACCGGGCCGTCCAGATCGGGGTAGCGCAGCGTGCGCAGCTCCTGACTGGAGACGGCGCCCGCCTGAAAGTACAGCGTGTCGACTTGCGCTCCCTTCAAATTGTCTTCACTCTCGCCAAAGTTCCAGAGCCATTCCAGTTGCGGCTGTGCGAGGTCGACCTGGATGAAGCGATCGAACAGCTGTTTCAACCACACGGTGAGCGGCCCCAGCCCGCGCCGGTAGGTGATGTTCTCCTGACCCTGCGAGGTCGCTTTATTCACGTCCTCGGTGAAACCGATCTCACTCGGCGGCACACCGAATGCCGCGCACGTGATTTTCAGCATCCACTCGTCCAGGCCTGTCTCATACCGCCCGCCCTCCGTGAGCTGGTTCATCGGTGTGAGTGTGCCTTTCCAGGGCAGGAAGATAATCCGCTGCCGTGCCAGGCTATCCCCTTGGAGCTTGGCGTTCCACCATTCCTCAAAGGCGGCCACCTGCTCCGGCTGCATCAGCCCCTCGGGGGGGCTCAGCACGCCAGCGGGGATGTTGCTGTCGGTGAAATGTGCCAGGTCGAACGTCTGTTTGCGGAGCGCGGTGTTGACCCGAATGATAATCCACTCGGTGGGCGGGAAGCCGTACGGCGTAAAGCTCCGAGTCCAGCGCGGCCGGTAGACCAGCTCGTGCGGGCTAAACTCCGGGAAGTCGTCATCATTCGTGGCTTCCTCGTCGCGCTCGTAATTCGACCACGGCGTGCCGTAGAGAATCTGCTGGTACGCCGCCGTCTGCCCGCGCGCGTCGAGCAGCGGTTTCACGGTCTGCCCGTCGACGACTTCCAATCCCCACAGCCCCCCGCCCTGGTCCCTTTTCGGGTAGATCGTCAGCGCGTCGATACTGAACAGGTCGTAGAGCAGCATGCCCATCCAGGCCGAATAATCGTTCACCCGATCGGGCCGCTCAAACCACACGTCGAGCGCGTCGCAGGTGGGGTTCTCGGCGGCCTGTTCCTTCTTCCGTTTGGCCTGGACGTGATGGCTCAGGCCCTGGAGCTCTTCGATGCGGGTGGCGATGCACAGCGCGGCCACGTCGAACATGGCGGCGAGTGAGCGCAGCTGCTCGAATGGAGTCAGCTGCGGGTACTCGCGCCGCGGGGTGAGCTGGGTGTTGGCTGAGACGGGATACTGGAACTGGCGCGGCGCGAGTTGTTCAATCGTCGGCACCGTGGGCGCGAGCGGGATGCCCGGCCCGAACGCCCGACTGTGCAGCAGATTCGTTTGCAGGAAGCGATCGGCCAGCCGGGCCAGCGCGTAGGCGCGCGGGGTGAGGTCGATTACTTGCGTTCCGGCGGGGATGGTGGGCATACTACCAACCTAACTCTTTCACGGTATTTTCGAGGATGGCGGCCAGTTGCTGGCCAATCCCAAACCGATCGGCGTTGTGGACGAGACTGGCCGCGATGCTGCCCTGCTTCGTGCGCTCGCTCGCAGCCTTCCAATCGGCCAGCATCTCGACGATATCCAGCAGTGACATGCCCATAATGCCGTTCTCATAGTGCTCAGGGTGATGCGAGTTATGGGCATAGTGGTGATCGATCGTCGACTTGGCTTCGCTCAGCGCGGCGCGGTATTCGGCACTGCCATACACTATGTCGGCCAGCTTCGTGATCAGCTGGCCATAGCCAGATTTCTCCGGCTCTTCGAGTTTACTGGCATCGTGAACGTG